AAAGGTGTATTTGTGGCATCGGATTGTCCTTGATGGCTAAATTAGCATCGCTAACACGCCCATGATAAAACGTGCCGTTTGGGTTAATGGTTTGGCAAATGCCTTTGATGAAGTCTACGGTATCTAAGTACATAAAGCAAAAGTAAATAAAAAAAGCCACTTTTTAGGGTGGCTTTAGTTTGCTGGGTTTGGCTTATTAAGCCACTTTGAATGTGTAATATTCGCAGTTCGCAAATGCCGCATGAATTATGCCTTGCTTATCGCCCCATATTTTTAATACACCTAAATACCATTCTGTAAACATATTCGCCTCAGCTTTAGTGAATTCTTCTTCTCTTGAGAAATTTGTAGCATTATCATAAGCGTAATCATCAGTGTATTTGCCAGTGCATTTAACTAATAGATTGCCTTTTTTTAGTTGGTTTTTAAACCATGTTTTGTTGATTGTAGTTGTCATAGGTTGGTTGGTTTTGGTTAAATGATATGCAAATATAGCTAAACATTTTTTACACTTCCAAACTTTTATTCAACTTTTTTTAAAGTTTATTTTTTTAACATTTTCTGCTGTTGCTGTTGTGCCGCCTGTAAATCTTTCTGATACATGGACTTTTCAAAGTCGTGAAGTAGAATATCGTAAATCAAAGTCGCCTGCATATTTGTGACTTCTTCAATAGTTTTGCCCCATCTGTCCATCATGGCAAATATAGTGGCTTTGGCTCCGAACTTTTTAAACCTGTCCACGTTCGCTATCGCTTCCGCTTGGCTTGGTTTGTAGTCGTTTAATCTTTTATAACGCTCAAAGAATTGTTTGAGTGCAGAAAAAAAAAAGCGCAAATAGGATTAGCCTCATCAGTAGGCACTTCGCTAAAGTCAATCTCGGTGTATATTTTAGCAATGCCTATCAAAGCATCCTTCGGTTTGTCATGCTGCAATAGTAAAGACTTCGCCATCTCTAGTTTGCCGTAGCTTTCACGCCCAATGTCAATTTGTTTATCCTTTTCTAAATAAGCGTTTGGAGGCTCGTGCATAAATTGCAATGCCGTAAATAACGCCCCCAGTGCTTCGCTGTTTAGCTTGTTTAATGTTGTGGTCGGTACACCTAGTAAACAACTAGCTTGGTCAAGTGCTGTTTCATGGTTCAAAAATTCGATGTACTTTTTAAACGGCACATCGCCCCAATTAGTCGGGATGTTTATTATCTCTTCGTTTATTTTGCCTTGTATCATATCAAACTGTTTTTTCTTATTCCTGTGCTTGTTTTGTGCTTGGTTAGGAACGCAAAGCCATAAAGGAAACCGTCAAGTGCGTGATTGAATGCGTCAACTGGTATCCCTGCTTTCTTATCATTCCAAATGTAGTTACTTAATTCCTTTCTCAAATTGTGGCTTGTTGGTGTTATCATTATTTTATAGTTCGTTGCGCTTGGTATCATTTCGGCTGCTCCTCTACAATAATCGGTACACGGTTTTATATTCAATCCCTTTCGCCTCAAATCCTCGACTAACCTATTTTGTTGACCGTGACTATCACCCACGATTATATCAGTCGGCTTTTGGATTAGTTGGCTATTAAGTTTGAAAAGGTCATCAGTACCTAGTTTATCAACTCCATAATATTCCTCGTGCAAATATATAACCTTTTGGTTATTGTCAACCGCCACTTTGACTAACGTTGTCGGGTCAACACTAAACCCGTAATCCTGTCCGTAAACGTATGGTAGTGAATTGTCAAACTCGCCATGCGTCCAGTTGGTGAAGATTGCACCTTGTCTATTAGCACGTTCACCGCTTCCGTAAATTGTCCACCAATATTGATTTGATTTTCGGCTTTCAATATCCTCGATTTGCGACTGAGTTAAAAACGGATTGTCTTTGTAAGTAGTCACCAATGGTGGATGCTTCTCTATATAAGGGTCAAGCCAATGTTCTAACCCTAAAGCTGGGTTGTAGTCGGCAATAATTCTGTATCGTGTACGTGGAAATAACTGGTCGATAGTTTCTTGTGGGAATTGGTGCGCCTCGTTAATCCAAAGGATGTCACGACTTCGACCGTGTATCTTGTCGGGAGTATCAGCACCGTAGTAGCTTATCGTGTTGCCGTTTAACTCGTACGTGTGGTCAGTCTTATTGTGAAACTTATCATGATATAAATCCAAACTCAATAGCACGTCTTTGAAGTCTTTCCACGCTGTTGCCTTTAGTGCAGTAAACGTATCACGAACCAAGTCTATTTCCATTCCAGTATAAAGTAAACAGAAGTCAATTAGAAAGTAAATAGTAGCATAAGTCTTTCCGCTACGTGTACCGCCTTGCAAAAGGATTATTCGTTGCTCGTTAATCTTATCGTGTAAGTAATCAAAGTTAGGATTGGCTTTCATTTGACTTCATAAACGGTGGAAGTTCTTTTTTGTGAACCTCAACATTTGCGTTTACTTCGGTTGGGATTAGTTTAGCTGCTATCTTGTAAAACTCAGTAGGGTTCTCTTTTCCCCACGATAATAGGTTTGCTTTCGGGTCGGCTTGTAAATCATCAAACACGGCTAAAACGGTTTCTTTGACCGTTCTAGTCAATTTATTTGGAGTGCCTTTAACCTTGCCACCTATTTTTTGATGTCCTTTCTCAAATCCCATTGTCCACTATTTTATACTATTTTAGTGCAAAGATAAAATAAAACATTAACTAAGTCTTATCTATCTGTTCCAACTTCCTTTGCGCCCATGCTACGCCCTCATCACCTCCCCAAGCATCCCACATTAAACCACCGCATCCATCTTTGTAAGGTACTTTGCTATTCTGTCTGTGCCGTTCAAATGATGCCATTCGTGCTATTGTTTCACGGCTAATTGGTTCACCTTTTGCTAACTGGTTTGCTCTTGCCCATCCTACTGGCGTTCCGCATCCTTTCGGGTTGCCACTTTCATCTCTATACTTCAATGCACGTTTAGCGTTCTCGGTTGCGGCTTTCGGGTAGTCGGTGTACGTTTCAGCGTTTAAGATTTCTTTCTGCGCTTTCAAGTCATTAGCATGGCTGTATAAACAAAGTCGGTATCTTTGCGCTTCGTCTTTGTATTCATTAACCATAACATCATCACTCATGCAACGCTGTATAAATTCATCCTTACTTTCGTTGCTGTTTGGTTTAGGGATTGGCATGTGTCAAAAATACAAATCTAAACTGAAATAAAAAACCGCACCTTTTTAGGGATGCGGCTTATTTTTTAAAGTAGTGATAGTTGTGTTTCTTTAACGTCCTTAAACCTTAACTCAGCCTCTTTTAGGTTTAGTATAGCTTGTTTGTAGTAACTATCCTTTAGCTCAATCCCGATAGCTTTACGCCCCATAGAAACAGGTGAGTAAACTTCACTACCTACGCCCATGAATGGAGTAAAACAAACTTCATTCGGATTAGAATATAAATAAACCAAACGGTCAATAACGTCTAATTGTAATGGGTGAACGTGCTTTTCGTCATCTTCCTCTTTTGCGCTTTTAAACTCTAAAACATTGTGTCCTCTAATGTCATCCCAAACGCTTGAAGCGTAACGCTGCCATGTTATGTGAGCTAACTTGTTTACTTTTGGGTCACCATCAAAACCTTTCCACTTTTTAAGAAAATCTTGGTAACTGCCGTATTGCTCGGTATGCATTTGTAAAAATGGGGTTTCTCCAAAATAAGGGAAATCGGTCAATCCATTTTCATGAATAACTGGCACTTTATTTTCGCCACCTTTTCTAAATATTAAAACGTAATCAGGAATTGCAGTAAAGCATCTTGTACTATCTTCAACAATATTTTTGTGAGTTAAACTTTGCACCATTGTTCTCATACGAACCTCTAAAGGTTCTTTCCAAATTGTTATACGGTTATTGTAAGTAAACCCATGCTTTAAGTGTAACTTAATTATTTCGTGTGGAAAATCCCAAAGATTGTGCTTCGTGGTATGAGTTATCACATCAGTGCAATGAACTGCAACAATTCTTCCAGCTTTTAGCGTTCTCGACATTTGTTCGATTAAAAACTCATAATGCTTTAAAAAGTCCTCAGGACTTTCATTATTACTCATATCTCGTTTATCACTTGAGTAAATGTATAAACCTGCAAACGGTGGAGAATAGATACTAAAATCTATTGAGTTGTCAGGTAGGTTTGAAATAACATCCATACAATCACCGTTGTAAATTGAATAGTTGTCTTTGTGTAGTTGGTCTTTTACGTTGTTCATAGTTTGGTTTGGTTTAAATGAATGATGGAATAATTAATGGTTTATTAAATTCTTTGTTAGTGTCTGTGTTGACTACTTTATTTATTGCGCTTTGAATACTTTTATTAAACTCAATAGCTTTATTTGTTTTGTATTTTAAAGCATCTAAAACACGCTCCTGACCATCTGAAACAACTAGGTCAACGGTTACGTTATTAATCTGTCCAAATCTCCAAAAACGTCTAATTGCTTGATAGTATTGTTCATAACTCCATGTAGGAAAATAAACGGTATGATTACAATGCTGCCAATTTAACCCGAATGAAGTTATCTTCGGTTTCGTAATTAATCTTTTAATTGAGCTATTTGCAAAATTCATTAAAATATCTTCCTTCTTTTCAATGCTATCACCGCCCTTTATTTGCACGGCATCTTTATCTAATTCATGCAACAAATCTCCCTCATCATTAAAGTGACACCAGTATACGGATGTTTTACCATTAGCTAATTCAACTGCTTTTTCGCACCTTATTTTAGTTGTACTCTTTTGCTCCTCTCTAACTTCTGACATTGTTCTAGCTTTGCCGTTAAACATCATTATTTGACCTCCGATAATCCAATTATTAGGATTTTTAACTTCGTTGACATTTTCTATTAATTCAGGAAGAACGTATTTAGTGTCATCAAATCCTAAGTCACTAGGCTTTTTTACAGACATACTCCATAATGATAGCCAACTAAAAAAGTCATCTTTAGCGTGTGGCTTCAAATACCATTTATTACCAATTTCTTGAGGTCTAATATTGTTTTCATTATTCCTAAAAAATCTTTGTAGCATATCCATGTATGGCAAATATCCAAGTGCTTCGCTACTTGTGCCAAATTCGATATAATCATTTGGTGCTGGTGTTGCTGTACTCAAAAAACGGTAAGGCATTTTTTTAATAAATGATGTTATTTGATTTTTTATCGCTCCATCAAAGTTTTTTAAAATGCTGCTTTCATCTAAAATACATCCAATAAAATCGGACTGGTTTAAATAATGCAATCTTTCATAATTGCATATTATTATTTTGCCTTTTAGTTCACCTTTTATTGTTTGGTAAACATCTTCAATACCTAGCTTATTAGCTTCTAAAACAAATTGAAAACCAACCGCTAATGGAGTTAATATTAAAACTCGTTTATTAGTGTGGTTAACAATATTTTTAGCTATTGATAACTGCATTAAAGTTTTACCTAAACCAGTATCAGCAAAAATAGCCATGCGTCCTTTATTGACGGCTTTCTCAATAATGTTTTTCTGAAAGTCAAATGCAATGTCGGGTAAATAATTTACTTCAAATCCGAAGTTGCCGATTGAATGACACTTCCTTTCTAGGAAGTCTAAATACTCTGTTTTCATAGTTGGGTTAGTTTTGGTTGGTTAAATTGAATAGGCAAATATATCTTTTTAATTTTCACACTTGCAAACTTTTTTTGAAGTTTTTTTCAACTTTCCCATATTTACGTACAGTTCGTGTAAAATTACTCACGATATTGAGTAAAGTTGGTTTAATCATTCATTAACCGCAAAAGTGCGGCATAATGCACATTATATCATTCTTCTTCGGGTTCGGTTACTCCTTCTTCTTCTTCTAATCCACTAATAAAGTCCATTTCATAAACTTGGATAAGTTTGACACCGTCTTCTATTTCATCAAAGGTCAATAGCTGAGGCAATTTTAAATCACGTATTTTCCTAAGCGCATCTTTGTACGTTGGTGCATAAACCACAATGTTAGTGCCTTCAAAGTTTTTATAATCTAATACTTGAAAAGTCCATTGGTATAGCTGGTCCATGTTATTAGTTTTTCTTTCTGTGCAATCCACCAAGTCTGCTATTTTCCGAATGGGTTAACCACCTCATGTTATCCAAAGTGTAACCTTTTGCAGAATTAATTCTGTCAACCGTTGGTGCTAACTTTCTATCATAGCCACTATTTTCGTACTCCTCAAACATATTAAAAAACTGCTTTTCGCTTCCATACAAAGCCCAATTATAAAAGTCATCCCTTGATAACAATTCTTTGCCATGATACAAGTGATGTTTCTTTTGTTGAACTCCAGTAACACGACTTTGCATATTTCGGTAAAGACGCATTAAAAATCCTCGTGGTGTCTTTTCGTACTTCTTGGTATGAGCATTGTTATTCAATCGCCTTAACTCCCTTTGTCTTTCGTTTTTTTGTAGTTTATTCATGTTTTTATTATTTGTGTAAATATAATAAATTCATGTTAAACATTAGACATACTTTTGAACATAATGTTTTCGAGCATCCGAATATAAGTTCGGTTAGATATTTTGTAGAACTTGCGGCACGAATTACATTTCATGTGGCGTTTGATGTAACCCATTGCCGTTGCATCGGTGTGAGATAGTTGCACGTTATCACTAGCACATTCTGGACAATGCCACTTTTCACCGCCTTTCAAAACTGCCATGTTCGTATTGTGGTAAATGTACGGTGACATAACCATATAAACATCTTCTAAAACCGCCACATCTTGAACGCAGTAGTCAATCATTTTTTTTAGTGAAGCCTTATTTTTATGTTCGCAAATGTCAATCCACAACTTCATGCCCTCATGGTCAAGTTTGCGCCCTACGTTCAACACCTTACCGAGATAGTCAAGTTTATTACTAGCGAAGCGAAAGTATTGGCGTGACTTCTTTAGCGTGTCAAGTGTGCGATAAATAGGAAACATTAAATTGCCAGTTAATATTGCCCTTGTGCGAAGTTCTTTGATGTCGAATTTATCGCCGTTGTGCGCCACTATCTCATCAGCGTGTTTAATTACTTGGATAAAGTCTTTTACTAGCTTGGTATCATCTTGGTTTTCATCCCACTTTAGAACGTGAACTTTGTCTTCATACTGCCATTTGTAAGCTATGCAGATAATTTTCTTTTGCCTTAAAATATTGTCGGGATTAATATTGACTTTCCAAAATTGAAATGTAGGCACAATGTAATAACTTGTTTCGATGTCAAAAAATAGCCTTTTAATTTCGCTATTTTGTTTTTTAAGGTTTGCCTTATTTATAAACCTGCTGACCTCTCTTCTAAAACTTTCTGGTTTAACGTCTATCTTAAACTTCTTGAAAATCTCATCCGCAATTTGAGTAATGTTTTGGGTGCTTTCATACCTTACTCGAATATACTCTTGGATTTCTTTAGTTAGAACCATAGTTTGTTTATTTAATTGTGGCGAATTTACCGTAATTAATTATAAAAATAACTTTGAATTATTCTAACAAAATCATCAAATGTATAGCAAAGTTCGTATTTATAGCCAAATAACTTGCATTGCTTCTCAAATTCTTTTTGCGCTTCACTTTGTACGCCCTTGCCAAACTTCATTTCAATAAACAATCCGTGATAAGTTTTAGATGGGTACATTAAAAACAAGTCCGCTACACCAGCAAGTGCGCCCTCACGCTTTAAAATCGTGGCTGTTAGTGCATTTCGTTTTCCACCGTTTGGAACGCTAAATATAGTCAGCTTTGGATATTGCAGCCGAAACCATTTTACGCATTCGATTTGGAGTTTGCTTTCGTTATTCGCCATGTTCAAATCGTTTTTTACGTGCTTTGCTAATTGCGCTTTTGTAAGGTTCATCATTTCCCCAATCTTCATCACCTCCAGCATACCAAAAAAAACCAAAGCTTTCTTTGATTAAATTACAAAATGGGATTGTTTCATATTCGCACAATATTCCATCCTCCCAAAATAAAGACTTTAAAGGTTTAGCGTTTGGCATCCCGTCAAAAATAATCAAAGGTTTTTTAATATTGGTTACAAAGCTATTCCATCTGTCCACATCAACATCGCCAAAGTGCTCATGCTTTACTTCACCATAAAAGTCATACTTTGGGAAATAGAAGTCCGGCAGGTATTTGTAACCGTCAAACTCAAATCCTTCCATTTCATAAATGTACTCAATACCAAGTGAGTTAAAGTAAACCGCCCAACGTGCTTCCAAACGTGACCGGAAGTATAAATTATCAAAGTGTGTGTTTATTGCTTTCATTAGAATGGTGTTTTTTCGTTATCAATTTTTTTTAGGTTTGGCGCAGGTGGTGGTGTATCACCAACAAAAGGCAATCCATCTTCATCAATTTTAAAATATACTTTGTCAATCGGGAAGCCTCTTGTATAGCTAAATGTAACCTGAGCCATATCGTCAACTATTGCTAAGTTGCAAACGGTTTCTGCTTTCTTTAGGATGCTACTTCCTAAGTGTCCGGTTGCTTTGTTCGTGTAGCTGTTTTGGTGGATAATAGTCATTAGGTGGAACTTCTTATCATCAGTCCATTTCATAACCTTTTGAATTAATAGGTTAGTTTCTTTCAAGTCATTGAAATCTGCAACCAAGTCAGCAAGTCCATCTATCACCATTAAACCGATATTGTCTTTGTACTGACTTTCATAGACCAAGTAATCAATAAACTGAATACGCTCTAAGTGGCTGTAAGGTCTAAGCGCAAAAGGTTTATAAAAGTCGGGATTACCTCCGCACATTTTAGGAATACGCTTAAATACATTTTGAGCGTGCCATTCGCCTTGCTCGGTGTCTATGTCAATCACAAACTGCCCACTATCTCTATGCCCTTTGATGTGACCTAAGTATCTATCAGACTGCCCACCAACATAAGCAGAAACCAAAAGCGATTTGAAAAATGTTTTTCGTGACTTTGATGCTCCGACTATTGCCGAAAAGTTGCCATAAGTACCAAATGAAGTTGGATAGTTATTGCCTCCTGTGGTGTGATAACCGATTGAAATAGCAGGTTTCGGATAGTCTAACTTTTTAGACACATCAACAAATGCTGAATTAAATATCTGTTGTGGCAAAGATAGTTCCGCTTCCGGTTGCGTTGGTATTTCTTTTGGTGAATAGTTTGCTAACTTTTCAACCGCTGTAAATTCTTTGGTAGCGTGTAGGTTTGTTTTCCGGTAGGCTGACTTTACCGTTTGTTCAATTTCCTTTTCGCTGAAATCCTCTTGTTGGTATTGGTAGCAAAAATAAAGTGCTTCATGTTGACTTACTCCGTACTCGTTAAAAGCAGAAGCCAAAACAAATATATTATGGTTTCGGTTTCCAGCTGTCATTTGATACTTACCGCTCCACCACTTAAAAAGATTTTGAATTATTATGCTAGTATCTTCAATCTTTATTTCGTTGTGGTAAATAGGACGGTCTGCGCTTTTCGGTTCTTCCACGTATTCTGTAAACTCAGTAGCGTCTTTGTTTATGTAGATATTCGGGTCACACGATAAAAAACAAACTCGGCTAATGTTTTTATTTTTCGGGTCAAGTTCGGGATGATGCTTTTGAAGTCCTCGATAATATCCGGCAAACCTTGCAAACTGCTTTGGTATTCGTGCTAGTGCTTTTACTCCATCACCGTTTGGCGAAACAAATGCAGCATAGATATACGGCTTTTTGGATAATTCTTTTTTCGTTGCTTCTACATCTGCTAAATGGTCAAAGTCAAGTATTGCCAATCCGCTTAGTGCTTCGCAATGTTCATCAGTTCGGTTTGTGAATGTTCCGGCAAATACGATGGAAGGAAGTTCCGACTTTAGTTTACGGTTTAACTCTAGGTCGGTTGTTTTGCGCAACTTCTCTATTTTGTCCTTAATTCGACAATCTCTTATCCAACCAAGTACAACGTCAACATCGTAAAGTTTAGGCTCGGTTATGTGCTGTATGTTATTATAAACGGTGCAAATCATATACCCATCCTCCTTTTTATATCGTTATCTTTTTTGCCTTCTACTCTGTCCGGTGGTACTCGTTTCCATTCTTCCGGTGTCAAATCTCTATTCCAATAATCGAATGGGTTTGTCCAATATTCAACTGGTTTAGATAAATTTTCAATATCACCATTTTCCCAAAGTTTTGAAGAAAGGTATCTTTCAGCGTGTTTTCTGAATTTTATATCCGGTGTTGAGTCTAAATACTTTGGCAAGTGTTTACGCAAAGCCTCCATTTCGGTTTCTGTTAGTTTCATAAACCTTTGCTTTGCTGGTTTCTTCGCTCCATGTTTACCGTAAAACTCCCAAAACTTTTCAAATTGTTCCGAACGTAGTGAGGAAGCAGTGTCTAAATTGTTATTATTATTATTATTGTTATTGTTATTGTTATTGTTATTAGCTTCCGATTTGCTTACAACTTGCTTATGTTTTGCTTCCGGTTTGCTTATTTCTTGCTTTACTTTTGGTTTTTTACCGTTCTCAAATCGCTTATTATTAGCCTCTAATTGTGGCTTAATCAATTTAAAAACGGTCTTTGAAAGTCCAGTTAATTCAACCTCATTAAAGTTTAATGAAAATTCAAATATAGCAACCCATAACTCCGCTTGATTTTCAGCAGGTAAGTCTTTTATGGCTTCGTAAAAACTACGGTAGATAATTGTAGTATCTCTCATAAAAAAAATTCGCCCGAAGTCGGCACTATCATGTGGCGCAGGGCATTCGACCTCCCTAACACAATCAAGCACCGAAGTCGGGCTATGTTTAAAATATGAAATTTTCTAGGCATTTGTCGAATGTTTAACGCATGGCAAATATAAAAACTAATTACTGAATTTCAAAACTTTGTTTAATTAATACTTCACCTTAATCAAGTCCGTAAAATCCTTTTCAAGTTCCAAAACCTTATCAGTAGGCAAGAAAAACAGACGCTCGTTTATGCTGGTCACTGCTCTTATTTTTTCATCGCTG